TTAAATATTCAACTCGGCACGCAGTGCCTTTTGCAGAACCGCAGAGAAGTTGATTTCTTCGCGCTCTGCCATTGTATTCAGCCACGAAGGAATCGTCAGCGTTTTCTTTACAGCCTTCTTATCATAGAATTTTCGATAATCCATCGTGTCGCAGTCGATCAAGCTGCAGAACTGGTTTTCACCGCACTGCACTGCTGAGATATCCGAAGCTGCCGGAGCCTGTTCTTTTCGCTCTTCCATATCATAGAGCATCAGGCACAGCGCATCCTGCGCCGCTTCAATAGCCTCTGCCAATGTCGTTCCGGATGTAACGCACCCTTCCACGTCTGGGAAATACACACTGTATCCGCAATCTTCTTTTTCAAAGATTGCCGGATAAACATACTTAGTAGTCATAGCCTCTCCTTTTTCATTTACGCTCTTACATTATGTATCTTAGTCGTAGTGCAGGGGCTTTATTCAAGCCCCGCACTCTTCAAAATTGATTTCAATGTACCAGTCGGCACATCCTCTGTTTTGTGGCGTCCAACTGTGAACCGTTTCCCGGTTGCGGGGTTGCACCACACCGTATGTCCGCGCCCCTCTCTTGCAACAACACACCCGGATTTTTGCAAGAGCTTTATGAGTTCGCTGTACTTCATGAGGCCCTCCAATCTCTTAGGATGGTTTTATTATAGCACGTGCAAATACGTATGTCAACAATTTTCACACGTATTTGCACGTATAATCAAAAATTCCCGGAAGGCCGAAGCCTTCCGGGAATCGCTTTACCCTAATTATTTATCCTCGTCAGCCTTATCCTTCAGCTTTTTCAAGCTGCTAATCAGGAACTTCGGCACTGGCGCTCCAAGCTTCGCTGCGTTTTCGATGATGCTGCCCAGTTCCGTCACAATGTACCAGATAGCCACCAGCGGCAAAAATGCCGATTTGTATTCAAACGGCAAGTCAAAACCCAGGTCGCCGTAGTTGATGATCGCAGACAGCGCCACGTCCAGCAGCAGTGCGACCAGCATGGCCACGATACTGCCGAGCTTGTGCCACAGGCCGGCACGCGCTACAGCGCTGTCCCACGATCCGGTCGACAGCGCCGCCCACGATCCCGTTGCATAGTCCAGGATCATCGCGGCCAGCCACACGATCACAAGCCAGCCCGTCCATCCCCAAAAGGCTGTCATCGCTGCAAAAATAGCCGTGATCGCCGCCTTCAATTCCATCGCTTTACTCGGTGCAGTCATATGTATTCCTCCGTTTTTATTTATCCATGTTCGCCACAATCACCAGCGTGCGCAGCATATCCATGGACAAGTCCAGCTTGCCATCGCCTACGCCAGCAAGCACGCCTTTATCCACAAGCGCCTGCAGGCTATCAAGTGCCCATGCAGGCACGTCCATCACCTTCCCGTCAACGACGCGGCCATAGCGCTTATCACGCATGTGCCACATGATATACAGCATCCGCAGCATATCATCGCTCAAATCGAGTCTGCCGCCGCCGGTGCCGGAGATCAGACCTGCATCCATCATCTCCTTTACTGTGCCACGCGCCCAGCCCGGCACATCATCAATCGTAGTATACCTAATCATGTCGTCCTCCTCGTCTGTGTCTGTATTTCCCGCGGCCAGTGCGGCCGCGACATCCCTGCGGAATCCGTCCATCGTGTAGCCCATGCCATAGGCATTCCACAGATATTCCGGGTCTGCGTGGTTGCTGGCCACGCCGCGCCGGTGCCCCTCCGCGTGACCGATGATGACGCCATCCGCCAGCGGGTCAAGCCCATACGTCTCGCACAGATGCGCAAACAGCTCCACGGCGGCATGGTACGTGCCAGTGATCTGCTCAGCGGATTCGGCGTAGGACATACCCGCGCTCGGTTCCGTCATCTCCACGCCGATGTGCGTGTTGTTGGCGCTGCCCCCGCAGTGCCAGCCGCGCATCTCCCACGGCAGTGTCTGGTACACCGTGCCGTCTGCCTGCACGAACGCGTGTACGCACACGCTCTGCCCGCCCGGTTGATACTGGTTAAAATTTCTCGCAAACACGGCGGCACTGCTTTGCGGGCAACCAACGCTGTGCAGCATGATGCCGCGCGGTTTAAGCGGCGTACCAATCTGGTAGCACTTGTTTTGCGTTGCGTATGCTTCGATGATTTCCATCTGCTGTTACCCCCTTCATTTTGGCGTCAATGTCGCCGTGAGATTCGCTCCAACACCCTTGACGCAGAACTTGATATAATGCGGTGCCGACAGCGACGCGATGTTAAGCGTAAAGCCGGTCTTGTCAGCGTCGATCGTAAACGTTCCCGCCGTCGTTGCCTTGTTCTCAATATAGCTCGCGTTAGAAAACTGCGTTCCGTTAGTAGTATACAACACGAACGCGCTGTCACCGCCGTTGTTGCCACCAGACCAGTTGTTGCCCAGACAGTTCACCGCGCCGGTCACGCGGATGGTCGCGCCGTTGGGATATCTGGTCTTGTCGATCGGGATCGCCGCCGTGTGGCCGATGGTCACATAGCCTGTGGCGGGTTTCTCGCTGCCGGAGGACGTGGAAAGTCGGGTATTGTCCGCATAACCATAGTCCGTCAGCAGGTCGGACGTCGCGGCTTTGACTGTCAGCGCGTATTCTGCCGTAAAGCCGCCGTCTGCGGTTTTTACCGTGATCTTGGCGCTGCCCGGCGCAAGCGCTGTGACAACACCGTTGACCACGCTGGCCACGGTCGGTGCGGAGCTCGCCCACGTCACCGTCTTGTTGCTCGCGTCTGCGGGTTTCACGGTCGCCGTCAGCGTGGTCTGCCCGCCGACGGTCAATTTGCCGGAGGCGGCGTTTAGCGTTACGCCCGTCACGGCTACGGTCTGGATGCCGGTGAAGATCTCGCGGTCATAGCCCGCGCCGTAGCAGTAGCTGTAGAGCTTCTGCTGGCTTGGATTGATGACGTTGACGACAAACGCCGTGTCCTTGGCGCTGTTGGCCGTCTTGTTGTAGGTGGTCGTTTCGCCGAACTCGATACCGTAATACTCCGCATTGCTGTTTTGACCGTACTCGTTGTTTCTTGCAAAACACATATTGGGTGTAGCCACGCGCCAGATGTTGTACTCTGTGCCGGTGCCGCTTGCGATAGCGTTGAGCTTCGCGGCCTTGAAGCAATGCACATGGCCGTGGATGGCCGCCAGTATCTTGGCGCTGCTGCTACCGGAAAAGTTTATTGTGTTGCCGCTGCTCACGGTGATGGAACTGCCGTCCACATACGCCTTGACGATGTTGGACAGGATGCACACGCCGCCCCAGTCCAGCGGATGGTGGGACAGGATCAGCACATTCCAGCCGGCCTTTGCGCCCACGGCTTTCAGCGTGTTCGCAAACCACAGCTTTTGCGCATCGCTGACATACTCCTTTTCCGTACCCTCGGCGGTGTTCAGGCAGATGACCCGCAGCTTTTTGCTCTCAAAATCCCGATAGCAGTAGCCCTCGGTTGTGCTGCCCATGGCCGCGCCGGTGTTGTAAGCACCGCACAGGCCGTACAGCTCCGCCACCGGCAGCACGCTGCCATTCTGCGCCTTGCTGTACTGCAAGCTGTCGTGGTTGCCCAGCGTTCGCAGTTGCGGGATGCCGGAAAAGGCTTCGTCGATGTCCGCGTTGATCTCCGTGAAGTGCTGCCGCCCCTCGGCCAGCGTGGTCGTTGCGCTGCCGGCCGTGTAGTCGCCCAAATAGCACGCAAAGTCGATGCCCGGCAGAATATACGTGAGCGCCTTCATCGCCATTCCAGCGTGTAGATTGCCGTTCACGATGTCCACGCTGGTATCAAGCTGGTGCGCGTCCGAGGCCGCGATAAAGACGATGCTTTCGCTCGTGCGCACGGCCTGCACCTTTTTGGCTACCTCCAGCGCCGCCGTCTTGATGTAGTCCGGGATATCCGCATGGACGATATTGTCCTTGCTGGGTATGCTCTTGATGGCGTCGGCCATGCCGTCGAGCAGCGTTGCATCCGGCACATCCACGCCCTTTGCTTTGATGGCCGCCTTAATGGCCGCCTTTGCCTGACTGAGGCGTGTAATTTGACTTGATACGCTCATAGTGCACCCCGATCGTTAGATTGCTGCCAAAGCGGTCTCGATGTCTGCCGTCATCGAAACCTTACCTCCAGATGTATACCCGGCAGGGATGGTCACCTCGGTCGCGGTGAGGCCGTCGATGGTCTTGCTGATTGCGCCGTTGTTGGCCATCGTGCCAGCAGTAAGTGTGCCGTCCGCCGTCACGAATTTATTACCGGCAAGTACGTGCGCCGCCGTCGCCGTCACGCCGGACACGTCCTGATACTTATCCGGGATAGCTCCGACTGCGACCTTGCCGAGAACCTTTCCCTTTGTGGGGGTGATGTCCTGGACGGCCTTAGCAGGTGTGGCCGACTTGTCTTCCAGCACAATGGAGACTTTTCCTGCGCCGGAGTGCTTACCGGCTGGGACGGTGTATTCCTGATTGCCGGTGGATGCATCCAGCACCTTTGCGACCGCGCCGTTGTCCGGCATGGTGCCCGTCTTGGTCACGCCTTCGGCGTCAACGAAGACTTTGTTCGCCAGCACATCGCCTGGCGCGGCGGTAGTCGCTGAAACATCCTGGTACGCTTCAGGAATCGCGCCGACTGTCACGCCGCTCAGGCCATAGTATCCCTGGTCGGGGGTGACTGCCTGTTGCTCTTTAGTTGGGGTGACGGTCTTTGCCTGAAGCTGATAGTTACCGCCGCCGGAAACACCCTTGACCGTGCCGGTGCCGTTGTGGTAGCCTTTCGGGATCGTGTAGCTCTCGCCCTCCTTGACGCTTGCATCAACGGCGCCCTGATTCTTAATGGCCGCAGCTGCGGTCGCCAGCGTGTCCAGCTTGTCCGTGGACGCTGCCAGCCCCAGACCGACAAGCCAAGTCCGAAGCTTGTTCCGGGCGGTCTGCAATCTTGTGATTTCAGTTTGTGTACTCATACGTTCCTCCTCAGATCGTCGCAAGTAAGGCGTTAATGTTGCCGATTTCCAGATACACACCGGCGGACGTGATGGGCTTCGTGTTGTCCCGCTCTACCGCATCCGCAGTATCAACGGCAAGCGTGTTCGTTTTGACGTCCAGTTTCAGCCCGTTGCCGATCTGATACTTTGTGCCGCCTCCGCCCGAGCGCGCCGCCTCGTTGATCGCCGCCACGAGCGTGTCCTGTGCCTCCGTCGTCAGGTCGGCAAGGTCGCCGATCTGGCGCTGGATCGTCTGCAGCGTCATCTGGTCTGTCGGTGTGTATACATATCCGGCGGGCTTCGCGCGCTTGTGCACAACAAAGTCCTGCTGCACCTTGGTGTAGCCGCCCGCGTCGTCGGTTACGTAGGCGTAGGCCGTCAGCGGGTGCCAGTCCTGCAGCAGCTCATCTGGGATGATGGCCGTGCCATCTGCGCCGACGTCCACGTCCACGCTGCGGCCAAAGCACTTATTTTGATAGTGTATTTGCTTTACGCCGTCGCCGTCGGTGATCTTGACCCGCCGCCCGGTGTCCCACTGCCACAGCGCCCCTCGTCCATCTGCGATCGAGATTGTCATGTGGTTGCCTCCTTTACTTGTATTTGCCGATGACATGGTAGTGTATCTGCGGGCCTGTAATCGTGGCGCTTGCTGGCAGCACGCAGGCATAGGCAGGCGCGTGTGTCAGCGCCGTCCCGATATTGTTGGCACTATCTGTCAGTAGCCAGAAGTCCGCCGACGTCGTGCTGTAAGGCGTCGCCGTCACAGCAGGCGCGGCCACGAAGTCAAAAGGATATTTCCGCCCTGCCTTGTTTGCGGCCAAGCCCATCCACGTGCCGTAGTACACGTTATGCCACGCATTATCCACGGCCAAAGTGTCGGCGCTAAAAATGCCCCACATCTCGGCGATACCGGATGCCCACTTTCGCCACGTCCACGCACCGGTCGTGCCCTGCGCGGTGATGTAGTCGGCCCCAGCCGCGCCGCCCGAACCGCTGCCGGATGCGCCGCCGTCGGACGTGTTGTAGCTGCTGCCGGATTCGACGCTATTCCCGACCGATGTTTTGCCGGAAAAAACGAATGTGTACTCCGTGATGATTGACGGGTATTCCCGGCCGTTGATGTCCTTGACGATGACCTTGTCGAAAATGTCAAGGCGCGGATCAGACGGAAGATCACCAGAAAATTTATATACCGGCTTTTCTTTCAGCTGCACGTACAGCGACGCAGCAGCAGCTTCGGCGGCAACGGTGATCGACCCTGCCGGCCCTTCAATTCCCAGCCACAGGTTGTCGTCGTTCAGTTCAACGACGTAGCCTCCGGCACCAAAAAAATACGTGTGCTCCTGCCCGTCACTGGCGAACGTCTTTTTCACTCGCACGCCTGTAACTTCTACCGGCGTTTTCGCCACTTCTACCGGATTGATCCACTGCGCCAGCGTAACGTCCGCTGCCAACGGCACAAGCCGTGCAAACAGCGTATTTCCTGATACAACAGCGTTGCCGCCGCAGGCCAGCACGATTGCTTCGATCACTTGCCGGATGGTGTGCTTCGCATCCACGGTCGCCAGCGCGTTATACTGCAAATCCAGCGGGCCAGCCGTCAGACCAAGCTGCTGCGCCGCCAGTTGCCACAGTTCCGGATAGCTGTGTTCGCCCTGCATCGCCGCCGGGCACGGCACGTCTGCCGCCTTCATGGCGTCGTAACAGGTAAGCGTGGTAACTTCGTGCACGGTTTCCACTTCGTAGACCTTGAAGCTGCCCATGTCCACCATGCGCTCAACGCCGTCAATAGTGATCGCCGCTTTCAGGTGCGCCGTGGCCCCTTCGTACAATGACCAGTAGTCGGCGTTTGACCACCCAATGTCGTACATTTCGATCGTCGCACATTTGCACACTGAAAGTCCGACCGGGTAACTGCCGGATGATGTCTGCGCCGTAATCTTCGTACCACCAGGGCGAAAAAACTGCCGGCCTTCCTGCAGATAGCTGCCGGCCTTGATTGTCACGGTTTCGTCGCCCCAGACAAACGTCACATCTTGATCCCATGTGAAAGACACATCAACTACAAAGTTCGTCTGTGACGGGTAAACGCTTGTGATCTGGCTTTCAACTGTTCGCATATCATGCACCCCCATCACGTCAGCGGATTGACGCTGACCATGTTAAATTCCAGGGACGTAAACAGTTCCTTGTTTTCGTTCAGCCGGCCAATGTCAAGCTGCCCCTTGCCGACGTAAAACCACGACGTACACCACGCGCCATAGTAGGCGGAAAAGTAGTGCAGCTGGAATTGCTGGCCTTTGGCGATGATCTTCAGGATCTGCGACAGCATGGTTTTGCTGACAGCCGCTCGGCTGTAGCCAAGCGCCTCGACTGTGAATAGCGGGCTAACAACGGCCGTGCCCGTCTGGACGCGGCCGCTGTCCTCCGTGTAGGTCGTTTCAAAGTCATACGACAGCGCGCCGGAATCCGGCTGGGGAAGTACCAGCCAGCCATCCGACGCGCTTTTGCGAATTTTAATGTATTCTTGTGCCATGTGTTACACCGCTACAAGCGGGTTTTTACCCGTTTGCCCTTTCCGCAGTTTTGCTTCGGTAATGACTTCGTCAAACAGCGTCCGGCGATCCAGCCGCGCAATGAATTCGTATCGGCTGCCAGCGCTTCCAGCTTCTTCGCGCACGATCTGGCGCAGCAGGGATTCCGGCGCTTCCAGGTTGTTGCCGTTGCGCTGGTCGCCCAGCACGGCAAGGAACTGCCGGTTCGCCGGGATGACCGCACCGCGCGCCAGCATCGGGATCTGCGGCACTGGCAGCGGATTCACGCCCCACATATTCTGGAACGGTGAAATGCCGAGGAAGTGCGCATTGCGGATCGTATTCAGCATGGAATTGATCTTGTTGAACGGCACGGCGATGATCGTGTTCATGCCGCGAATGATGGCGTTGACGACCGTGCGGAAGGTGTTTTCGATGCCTTCCTTGATGCCTGACCAGATCCGGCCGCCGGTCGAAAACACGTCTTTGACCTTCTGCCATGCATCGCGGAATTTGCCCTGAAACCATTCCGGCACGGATTTGAACGCGTTTTTGATGCCCTCCCAGGCGGATAAAGCGCCGGAGGCGACTTTTTCCCACAGGGATTTGAAGCCGTCCTGCAGGCCGCCAATCGGATTCATTAAATCCAACAAACCGAGGCCTACTTTTTTGATGCCTTCCCACACGTTGCCGTCTAGTATGTCGGCGATACCTTCCAGCACCAAACCGACGCTGCTAAGAATCCACGCGATTCGCTGCATCGCCACATACAAGACGGTTTTCACGATGAACTGCACGACCGGCGAATCCCAGATACGCTTCAGGGATTCGATGATTGAACGAAGTGCTTCGCCGATTTTCGTCAACCCCGCCTGGACGTTGTCCGGCAGCTTGACCTGGCTGACGCCGCTAAAATCAGGCGCGGCAGACCCGCCGCCACCGCTTCCGCCGCCGGAACTGTCGTTTGATTCCCAGCGGTTCATTTCGTCCAGCCCGGAAAGCTGCCGCTTCGCTTTTTCCGCCGCGTCACCGGCTGCGGATGTGGCGTTTGCCTGCTGGTACAGCGCTTTGGCGTTGGCCTGTGCCTGCGATGCCGTCTGACCGAAGATTGCGCCAAATACAGACGAAATAACGGCCGTAAGCTTCGCCAGCCATGACAGCAGCGTCCGAATGGCGGGAAGAACAAAGCTGTAAATCGGCGCGAAGGCCGTCAGTAGATTGCCCCTGATCTGCGCAAGGGACGCAGACATTTGCTTGTCTGCGTTGATGGTGTTCAGCAGCACAGACCGCATGGCGCGCAGCGCCTTCGCGATCAGCGTAAAGATAAACACTTTCTTCGCGATGGTGGCAATGCGCTTTGCGAATTTGCCCATTTGTTCGGACACTTTCGACGTCGATGCAGCCGCTGACTGCTGCTTCTGCATGTAGGCGCCTATAGCGTCGTTTGCCTTGGCCTGGTCCGCCTGCAATCCCTGCAACTGCAGTTGCGCGTCTTTCATCTGCTGCGTCGTTTTCTGGATTGCATCGCCGGTTTCCTGCGATACTGTCCCGGTGCTTCTGGTTTTCTTTTCGTTTTCGGCAACAGCCTGCAGTTCTTCCAGCTGCTGACGCAGCGCGGCTACCTTCTGTGCGGCCTTGTCCACATTGTTCGCAGCCTTTTTCGCGTTGTTTTCCAGCTTCGCAAGGCCAGCGTCAAACTGGCCACTGTTTATCGTTGTATCAAATACCAGATCGCCGACAACATCAGCCATCGCGCACACCCCCTGTCATCAGCTGCCGGATGAATTCATCTTCGTCGTCGGTCAGATGCGCCGACTTGAAATCAATCAATTCCCGGTTTTCGTCGTAGTATTCGCGTTCCCACTTTCCCAGCTTCTTGTGCTTGCGCAGCTTCCGCCGGATATCCAGGATCGTGGAAAACGTGCAGTCGCCGATTTCCATGTAGTAGCCGATGAACGTCCACCAGTGCATATACGGCAGCGCGCGCACGTCCTGCCCGGCTACGCGGTTGATCGGCGCGATGATCATCGGGAAATCCTGTTCCCAGTCCATCTGCTTCGGCTGCGGGTGCTGATCGCTGCGATCCACGCCACCGTCCAGAAACCACAGCATGAATTTCACCGCTGCAGCCATGTCCGTGATCTGATCCCAGTCCGGATAAAAGATCTTGACCGCCACTTCGGCGCGATCCTGATCTGTCAGCTCTGGGTCATTCAGCGCGGCGCAGATGTCCAGGATTTCGCGAAAGTCGCTTCGGATACGAAAACACCGGCCGCCGATACATGCTGCCTTCGGCAGGCCGGTATTCATGATCTGCGCTTCTTCCTGCGCTGACCGCCGCTGTATTTATCCAGGTATTTTGCCTGACGCTTCTGCGCGGCAGCGGTCGCAGCGTCCATCTCGCGCCGGATCTGGCGCGAAACCGCTTCCAGGAACGAAATGATTTGCAGAGAACCGGACGGCGTGAGCGAAACGCAGTAGGCTTTGCCGAACACTGTATCGCAGACGGGCGAAGGGAACGCCGCGTCCACCTGTTCGCGTGCGTAGGCGTCCAGTTCGCGGATCGTCGTGCGGGCGTCCGTATCGCTTTCCTGCGTGCCCATTTCGTCGGCTTTGGCCTTGATCGCCATCGCTGTCGCTTCCAGCCGGTCGATGATACCGATGTCGTTCGGGTCAAAATAGATCTTCCGGTTTGCGTTGCCATTGATGGTGAACGCTTTCAGGCCGGTTTCAAAAGAAATGTTATTGCTCACGCCGTCACCCCCCCTTATGCCGTCGCCTTCGTGAACGTGGCCACGCCGTCGGCAATGGCCGCCGTGCCAACCGTGCGTGTGCCGCCGTAGGTCACGTCAAACGGCATATCCACCGTCTTATCGCCGCCCAGCGACTTCACTTCAATTGCGCAGCCGCTATAGCGCTCGGCAAACATTGCCGTGTCCTTTGTGCCGGCATAGCAGTGCACGATCATCATATCCTGTTCGGCCAGCGCTGCGACATCCTGATCCTTGATTGCCAGCTGCCACAGCTTCGTCAGCGCGGTCTCGCCGGCGTCCAGATTGCACGGGTCAAAGGTCTGCGTGATGGTCGGCGCGGACATGGTGGTAAACGTGTTGCCCAGGATGTCCTGCGTGGTCTCCTTGTTCCAGTCATATTCCTGACTGCTGTCTTCCACGCGCTTGCCGACGATCGACCAAACCGGCGCGGAAGACGTGCCGGTATTCAGGAAGGCCATCAGCAGTTTGCGGGCAATCGTCTGGCCCGCGGTTGTGTTAAAAGTCGTACTTTCAGGCATAATGCATCACCTTTCAAAATTGTTGTCGTACCGCATCGACAGGGACACGGCCCAGTCTTCCACGCCATCTGCGTAACGCCCGGCAAGGTAGGCTGCCGACACCTGCACAAACGCGGTGATCGTCCGGCCACCGCCGAGGTCTGGCCACGTGGCAAGCGTGTGCTGCTGGCCGTCCACCGTGATCGGCTGTTTTTCCAGCCAACGCGCCAGTTTGTCCAGCCACCCCTTGATGTGGATGCGGTCAGTTTCCGACTGCGGCACGGCGCGATATACCACCAGAAACGCATAGTTGCATTTCTGGTACACGCCGCCCATGATATCGGTCGTTTCGCTGATTACCATCGCCGCAACGGACGGATAGATTCCGACGCCGGACTTGTCGCCCAGCTCGCCGAACCGGATTTCCCGCGCGCAGATGGCCGGGAAGTCATTCAGCAAGCCGCTCAGGACCGTTGAAAAATCTTTTGTGTCAACCATTTGATCCCCCCAGGATGATCCGTTTGCAGCCATCCGCCCATTCTTTTCCGTGTTCGTTTTGCGCGACTTCCGCCCAGTGCGGCACGCCGGCCGCAAACCGCAGATCGCGGTCGGCTACAACTTTTACAGCTCCCTTGCGCGCCCACGGCGAACCGGTTTCCGGGTCGACCATGACCTTACCCATATACAGATACCTTGCATATGGGCCTGGGAACACGACCTGCCGGCCACCTTCTGCGACGTATGAACGCTGCTGCAGGCTGCCGGTTTTCAACGGCATGTATAGTTTGCTGTCCGCAAGCACCTGCTGCCCCAGCCATTCCTGCGCTTTGGCGAATCGCGGGCCGTATTTGGCGAACCGGAGATTTACCCGGACGTTCCCTTTGACATAGCTGACGTCCTTATAGTGCTTGATGCCGCTCATGACGCTGTCACCTCGAAGTGTGCAATCAGCGGAAACCACGCGCAGGATGTGATGCGGTGGCATTCTGTGATTTTGCACAGCGCATCGTGTTCCGCCCAGTCGTGCTCGCCGCGGCAGAAATAATCGCCCGGCTGAAACGCAATCATGCCGCTGCGGTCATCCGCCGCCTGGTACACTTCCGGCGTCGCATAGGTCAGCGCGCCAATGGCCGCTTTCGGGACAAGCAGCAGCACATAGTGCCCCGGCACATCGCCGGTCGTACCTGGCGTCATAGCGGTTTTCGCTTCCACCTTGACGCCGGTCAGCACGTGCCGCACCCACGTATCGGCCTGACCGCGCGCGCCGCGCACGCGCGAAAAAAGCGTGATCGTATCGCTATGCAGCAGCAGCATCAGTACGTCACCCCCGCGTACAGCACAAGGACGCCATCCACGGCCACGCCGGAAAGCCAGCGCCGAAGCAGGCCAAACACCAGCGCATCACGCGCCGCCGTGGTCTTCGCAGCGGTCGTGTAGCAGCTGTCGGCCGCCTTGTATGTGATCGATTCGCTGCCGGACGACACCGACGCCACAGGGCCGGCGGTTTTTACGCCGCCGACGTCTGCGGTTTCAGCCGCGCTGGCACGCGCCTGGTCAATGCGGTAAAGGCATTCGGCCAGTTCGCACGCGCAGTCCTGCAGCTTTTCGGCGTCGATCGTGGATTCCGGCAGCGCGCCACCGAGGCGGTCAAACGTAAAGCGGTCGATTTCCCGCGACGCCGCTCGCAGATAGCGGGCAGCAGTCACTTCGTCACGGAAAGGAGACAGATCGTCACCGTACCGCTTTACGTATGTGTCAAAATCCGCGTACACCGTGATTCACCTGCCGATCACGCGCTTGCGTAGGACTTCACGTGCACCTGCGCAGCGTCCAGAACACGCAGGGCGGCGTTTTCCTCGACCTGCGCCTTCGTACCGGCAAACAGCTCAGAATCGACCATGCGGACGATGCTGAAGTTATCGCCGACACCGAAGGCGTTCGGATCGTACATGATGAATTCCACCTTCGCGAGGTTCGCCGCCGTAACGCTGGCCTTCGTACCGCCGTGCGGATAGTAGGCAAGATCAGCAGACGACGCGAAGCCGTTGACTTCGATCCAGGTAAAGCCCATGAAGCTGCCTACCTGGCCGCCGGCAGCGGCGGCGAGCAGCATTTCGTTGGACGTCGGGATATACTTCTCACCGGCGAACTCCAGCATCGTCGCGAAGAAGTCCGGGCTGCAAAGCACGATGGTGGGGTTGGCTTTCGCCTTGACCATGGCTTTGCGTTCGGCCAGTACCTGCGCCTTGAAGTTGGCCGCAGTGGTCTTCGTGGTGTTGGTGGACGCCGTACCCTCGGAGATCAGGCAGGCAAGCGCGCACTGGTTCTTTGCCTCCGCGACTTCACGGGTGGCAAGGGCCAGATGCTCCTCGGCAATCGGGAACGCCACAGCGGCAGCCTGCACGCCGTAGATCTTCTTCGACGCCTGCAGGTTGTTGTTGAAAACGGCCTGAACCAGCGTGTCAGCGGCAGCGGTGTCCGTGAAGTCACGGCCGGGCGTCCCGACAGACGCGGCGGTGGAGGTCAGCTTGTGCCAGTAGCAGCCGCCGGCACCGTCGACCATCACGTCCTGATAGGTCACGCCAGGCACAAGCCAGGTCTTATAAAACAGGTTGGGAAGAACAGTTGCCTTGTACTGTTCATCGACATACATGGATCCATACTGGATAGACATAGATCATCATTTCCTTTCGTAGTCTTAGCCCCTGAAAAACGGGTTGTTTTTGTATTTCTGGGCTACGTATTCTTTTGCGCCCCCCGCCGGCGGCACCATGCCGCTGTGATCGGACGAAAAGCGCGCCTTGCTGGCGGGATCGGCCACAAGGATGCCGGGGATCTCCTTGCCGTTCTGATCGGTGACAAGGCCGGTAAACAGGTCGTCGATCGACTTGCCGCGCGCATCGTCGGACCCCAGAGCCGTTACCAGCTTGTCCGTGATGCTTTCGCGCGTGATGTCGTTGACGAAATGCTTTCCCGACAGGAACGTGTCCACCGTACTGCGCAACTTCACGGCGGCAGCGTCCTTCTTACGGTTGTCCCGCTCGGTCTGCAGGTCATTGGTCAGGGTCGTGATCTGACCTTTCAGCGCTGCGACATCCACGCCGTCAAAGGCGGCAAGCTTGCCCTGCACGTCTTTCAGCGATGTGTCCAGCGCGTCGTGGCGTTCCTGCAGCTTGGTGAATTCTGCCAAGGTCTTGTAGTTCTCGGCGACGGCCTTGCGCAGATCCGCCGCTTTTCCTTCCGGAATCGTAATACCGAAGTCGGAAAGAATGGTCTCGATGTTCTTCATGCATAATCCTCCTGAACGTGATTTTTAACAGCCCGTCGGCTGTGTGGATTGAGCCGGATGAACCACCGGCGGGGTCGTGATATGGCAAAGGGGCAGCCGGTTTCCCGTCCGCCCCTGCGTATCCTGATTTGATTTTGGGTACAAGAAAACCACCTTGCCGACTGGTAAGATGGTTTCTCTAATTATTATGTGAAATAATTTTCACGTTGGATTTATCTTGACGTTGTTTTTAAATATCCAGCTGGTCGCAGATCTGCGAAAGTGACTTACCACAAATAAACGGAATATTCATTGCATCGTCCACCGAATGTGCGTCCACTGCATATCCATCGTAGCAAAGCGCAATGTCCTCCCGGCTGAACGGGCAAATAGACCCGAATTTCCCTTGATATGCAAAATCAATGTCTTGGGTAAGATCATCAATCCAAACCCTTAAATCCTTCGCGTTCACAGTATATCCGCGTTCTCCTTTCGTTCCTGATCGGTGAGCTCACGCGTTGCCCTGGTCTGACGCCTGTCGTCATCCCAGGTAATGTCGTGCGCGTGCTCTCCTTTGGCCCCGTATGGATGCCTTTTCGGATTCCCGTGCGGCCCATTACTGATCTGCCTGCATTGCCAACCATCCGCATCAAAAAATGTTCTGTCGCGTTGTTTGCCGCCCATAGAAGCGGTATCAACAACTGCATAAGAACGATACTGCCCGGGAACGTGTGGTTTGGCTTTTGAAGTCCAGTCATCAGTTACAACTATCGTTCCGTCTTTATTATAGTGATATTTCTTGTATTTATCAAGTTCTTTGCGTACCGCCGCAGATGCGGTTGACGCCGCTGAGCGATCCCAGCCGGCAACGGCCAGCCGCTCGTGATATGGTTTCAGATCGTTATCGGTGCAGAACTTCGTGTAGGCCGCGTTCTGCTCCTGCAGGCGCTTGGCGGACTGCGCATATTTCTCCTGCAATTTTGCCTTGCCCGCCAGATCTTCGCAGCTTTTCACGGCCGTATGCAGCGCCGTACACTTGCGCTTCTGCGCCCGAATGCGGCGTTCAATCGCGCGCTGCGTCTGCGACAGTTCATAGGCGCGCCGGTTGGCTTCGGTATCGATCGGTTTGTTGTGATTCTGGCTGACGCCCGGAAGAAACGGCGTGAAAGAATGGCGGCAGTTATAGCCGCACAGGCCAAGCGGATTTTCCGGGTAGCCGGTCGCGTCCAGCAGGTTATCGAACTGCGCGTCCTTGCCAGCGATGCAGTACACCTTGCCCTGCCAGCCGGCATGATCGGCGATCGGATCGGTATCGGATACACGCGCGCCCAGATGCTGCGACACCAGCACATGATTCCAGCCCATGTCCTTGCACTGCTGGATCGTCATGTTCCCGGATGACTGTGCCACGCCGGTGCGGATGGAGCGCAGCACCGCCACTTCCAGCGTATCCTTGTGGCCGGACGGATAGCGCACGATCGGCTGCACCTGTCCCAGCGCCTTCACGCCTTCCAGCATGGCGGCGGTGTAGGACTGCGCGCCGGTGCGTACTTTCCAATACGCAGCGTCACAGATGTCGATAAACGCCTGATTGGTCGTGCCGGCCGTCGTGCGCGTGATGTTGGAAATTTCGCCGACCGTGCGTTCATAGGCGTCCGTGATGATCGCCATCATGCCGGGCGACAGGCCGGAAAACGTCACGGCGGCGGCTTCTGCATCCGCCTTTGCTGCCTGAATGCCGCTGTCCTTGAAGATCTTCGCGATCTCCTGCTGCGATTTGCCGGTGCTTTTGGCCAATGCCTTCTGGATTTCATCCAGGTTCCCGCCGGCCTGTTCCAGCACCCACGCCTGCCATTCATCCGTGCCGGTCAGCAGCTTCTTTTCGCCGCGGCCAAACCGGATCATGAAGCGCTCGATCATGTCGCGGGCGATCCATTCTGTCAGGTCGTCCAGCAGCGGCAGCAGGGTTTCGCCGATCTCCTGGAACTGTTCCGGGGTGATCATTCGGTATCAGGGAACAGCCCCGGTTTCGCCGTGTTGGCTTCGGCATAGGCCGCTTTCGCATCGTCTTCGCTGAATCCTTCAAAGCGCACCAGATACATCCACCACGGCAAAACGCCGAGCTGGCAAAGGCTTTTTGTGTTCTGCCGGTCTTCTTCGTAGCTGTATGTGATGTCTCCGAAATTGTACGCCACGGTATAGGTGCCATACGGCGCCAGATCGTAGATATCAGCGTAGTCGTTCAGCGCCTGAATCAGATCATCCACAGCTGCCTGGATGCGGTCGCGGATGTCCTTGATGCGCTGGATGGTGCGGCGGTCATCAGCTTCCACCTGCGTTGCGGTGGCAAGGCCCTGCTTTTCGTTATAGCTAAAATAGCCTTCCGAAAAGCCGCATTTGGTCGACAGGCTTTGCAGCAGCATATTGATGCCGGTCTGGCGTTCGCCGGTTTTCAGCTTGCGGTCGATTTCCTGATAGAAACTTTCCGCCGCTGAACCGGCAACGTTTTGCACATAGCGCGGTAGCCGCACGGAAACATTCTTCCGCCCTGGTTCGCGCAGCAGACGATCATCCACAAGGGCAATCGACCGGGAATCCTGAATTTCGTCCACCATAGCCGACCATGCGACGTCCAGCCCACGCAGTTCCGGCAGGGCGTTGGCGTAAATGGACATGCCGCACGCGCCGCCGTCGATGTTGTTGGCGTCTGGCATAGTGCACACGGCAAACAGTGGCGCGGTATCATCTAGCACGGCGTCCGGCAGGATGCCCACCCAATCCGGCACTTCATCCAGATTCACACGGGATGCCGATGCTTTGCCCTTCGCCAGCCGGAACGCGCGGTTGGAAACCACATAATGCATCCCGTCGTAGCGGTGATATTCGGCCTTGACATAGTAATAATCCGGCGTTGCCTTCGTGTCGTACAGCACCACGCCGGTCACACGCTTGCGGTTATCCACAGCCGTGATCGTAAATTCCGGCGGCGTGTACAGACCGATGCTGCCCGGCGTCGGTTTCAGCAAGAACATGCCAGCAGCGCAGCCCACATCCACCATGTCACGCAGAAAGGGAATCAGTTCTTCATTCAGACGTTCCTGCAGCCAGTCCGCGCGGGCCGAGCCGGACAGTTCGACGCTGACGCCCATCGTCGCAAGGCGCGCAGCTTCGCCGGTCACGGCCTTTGCAAAATTGATGGTGCGATCCTGATCGTTTGCCCACGGTGGGGTGCCCATCCAGATCTGCATCCACAGGTCTTCCGCTTCGCGCATTTCCGGCGTTACCAGCGGCGCGATGCGGAATTCTTCGCGGATCTGCTTTTTCACGCTGTCCAGCGGGATATTGATTTTCACAGGCAGCCAACCTCCTTGAACACTTCGCACATTTTCGGAAACTGCGAAGCAATCCAGTCCACGTATGTTTCGTCATGGCCGTATTCCGGATGCGTAAAGTTTTCGGACAGCCCGCTTTCAAACAGAAATGCATGAATGATCTCATGACGCATAACTTTTTTCTGATAGACGCTAAAGTCTTTCAGGTCGCAGTCTTTGGCCTTTTTTGAAATAACAATGGTCTTTACCGTTTTGTCGCAGTAACCATCGCATTTTTCAAGCATTGCATCTTCGGCCGCCGTGGCTTCAATGATTTCGTATTCCGTCCCCAAAATATTTACAGTCATGCACTTGCCCCCCTGCGCATCGTCAGCGGTTCCAGTGCGTACCGCGTGGCGTCGATGCTATGGTTATTCACGTCCGGGTATCCGGTGACGACGTTGCCGTCCCTGTCCCGCTCGTATTCGTATTCTGAAAATTCTTTCGCTGCATTCGGGCAGCGCACCGGGTCGATGATGATGCGCCGGCGCTGCAGCCACTTCATGCCGTGTTCGATCGACCCTGGGCCTTTAACGGCGCCGGTGACCGGCAGACCCATTTCGCGGTGATCGTTGACGCTTTTCGGTTCGGCCGAGTCGGCCGTGATGGTGTAATCGTCATAGCCGTGTTCGATGATCCAGCGCGCCGTCTGCTCGTTCGATTCCTTGTTGACGTAGTGTTCCGCGTAGATATACACCGCCTCGCGGTCACTGTCGTAGTAGCAGCGGATGAAGCAGTACGGATCGGGATACCAGCCCCAGTCTTCTCCCTGGAAGATGCGGTCAAAATGCGAAATCTCTTCATCTGTGATCTCCCGCAGCTCCAGATAGTCAAAGACGCTGCCGCCGTCACCGTTGGCCACGCCTTCATATTCGTGCTCATACGCCGCTGGGTTGACCTCTTTCAGGTGTTCCGCGTCTGCGATAAACTTCGCGCCCAGCCATTCCGGCGGCGCTTCCGTGTAGCTGGAATGATGAAAAACGCGCCCCGGATCCGGGACAAGCCGCTCCTTGTTGACCCAGCTGGATTTACTTTTCGGCGGGTTATAGGACGAAAAGTCGTAAGAATCCGCGCCGCCACGCAGCACAGACTGGTTAATAGAACGTTCTTCTTCCGGCCCGCAAAGCTGGTCTTTTTCTTCCTTCCACAGGATGCCGATATACCCAAACGGCGGCTTGATGGATTTTAGCTTCAACGGGTCGTCACAGCCGCGAAAATAGATCGTCTGGCCGGTTTCTTTCAGCACGATTTCCAGCGGCGACAGTTTGCAGTTGAATTCGTCGTAAAGCCCCAGTTCATTGATCGCCCATTTCATCTGGGCATACACGCTGTCTTTCAAGGTGTTGCCCATCTTGCGGATGATACAGGCGTGCATCGTCGGGTTGTTTTTCAGCAGCTCGACAATTTTCAGGGATATATACGATGATTTCAGGCCGCCGCGGCCGCCTTCAAAGACATACGTCATGTTCGGCTGAATGCGCCGGTTGATGTCCACAAACGCCCTGCCAAGGACACGCGCCGGCAGCTCATAGTGCGCAGATGCGCGCGCTGCCGCCTTTGTTTCCTGCTCTTCCTTGATGCGCAGCGACTTCTCAAGGTCGCCGGCTGCGCGTAGACGGTCAGCGATGGAGGTTTCGATGCCGAACTGGTCTTTTTCCTGCCCACGCATGATCGCCGTGCGCAGCTCCTGGATCTCTTTCAGGGATGCCGTGCGCTCGGATTCGATTTTTTCTTGCTTCCGCGCTATATAGATTTTGATGTCAGGTTTTGTCAGGTTTTCCGCTCCGATGGATTTGGCGGTTTTCGCCGAGTACCCTGCTCTGCGCGCCGCCTCGGTCGCGTTGCCCAATTCGATGTAAAAATCCGCAAAAGCGCGCTGCTTTGGCGTGAGATTCATGGGATCACCCGCTATAGATTTTCGCCAGCGTTTTTACGACATCCGCCATGCTGTAAGTCTCCAGTACGCGCGTGCTGATATGCTTCCCGGTTTCATCGGTTTCTGCCTTTTCCAGCACGTATTTTGTTACCATCCGGCCAAGCCGCTCGGAGTAGTGCTGTAACTGATTGACTTTGTAATGCTCGCCGCGCTGGTTCAGCGCCGCCTGCAGTTTGTAGGTAAGTTGTTTCAGATTCATAACCGCACCAGAATGCACAAAGCACCGAACCCGAAACCGGGCCGGTGCTTTGCTTTGTTGAGAGACATGAGAAAACCGGAGTTGACAGAGACAAGAGAAAAAGCCATGCGTACATTCTGCAAAAAGAATCAAAGGAAGAGAGGTATATCACAAAGTGACTTGCGGGACCGGTCTCTCTCGCAATCCCGCGATATCACTTTAACACAGATTCCCGCGAAAATGTTCCCGATTTTTTCCCACGTTACGCTCACGTCTCTGTGAGGCCGTACATTGTGATTGTAAAATTCCGCAGTGCGCAATCCTTCCAACGGTAAGCTGTCGTTTTCTCGATGGCCAATTCCCGACACAGCCGCTCGACGCCGCCGATGCACGGTGCGATGTAAAAGCGCTGCAGCACACACCTGTCCCGCTCAGAGAGCTGATTCAAGGCACGATCCACGCGGCGCACCCGGTTCTCTGTCAAGCGCTGCGCCTCTTCCAGCCGCTCACGTTTCAGGATGTTGTTGACGAGCGCATCGTCCCTGCCGTTTGAGCCGCCGGCGACCGGACTGCCGTCCGCCGATGCACTGCGGATACTCGTGATCTCCGTTGCCAAGTCAGCGATCTGATCTCTGATGTTTTCAATTGCCGCCTTTCGGTTCGTGTAGTTTCGCAGCTCATCAGCCGCCTCCCGTTTCCAGTCCAACATCCTCACCTCCTTTGTCAGTCATCATTTCACACCGCCTCGCTCCCCGGGACAATGCGATCCCAGCACTCTGTGCATATCTGCGGCACGCTTTTCTTTGTATTCCAGTTCTTTTCGCATAGACATTCAGTACCATTTCCCGGCTCATATCCGTATTCCTCCGGACATCCCGCACACCCGCCGATGAAGCATGCATCCACCTTGTCCGGATGCTCCATAACCAGCAGCTCGCGGAATGTGCAGCCGTGCGACTTCCTTACAAGCATATCTACCCGAAAATTGTCCCAGTCTGCCGTCGGCACGCCGACATAGTCGCACCACGCGTGTTCCAGCAGCGCGCCGGCGGATTCCACCCAGTCCGGCAGGAACACAACGTAGTCCACTGCCTCCATCTCAGCGAAGCAGATGCGCATATAGTCCAGCTTGGCCAACCCCTCCGGCGCCGTGGCCGGATTGATGACCGTCGCGCCCTGCCGCTCAAGCTGTGCAGCCGCTCGGGCGAATTTCCCCTTATAGTCCGGATCACCGGCGATTTTCCCTGATATGTAGATTTTCATGGTTGTCCTCCTTTCAGAGCACCGGGCGAATTTCCCCGTCCAGTGTGCTATCGAATCACTGCATGATGACGACCTTGCCCTGTTCAATCAGGTCTTTCAGGCCGCGCTCGAAATACTCAGCGATGTTGCGTTTCGCTTCCAGACGCCAGATGCCGCCATCCGCCTCGAAAAAGGCGATGCCTTTCTCGCTGTCCACCCGCAGGAGGAATTCGCTTTCCGGCTGCGCGACCTCAAGGAACGTGCGGAACGGCTGCAGTTTAATCCGCGGCCGCACATTAACGACTGCGTTGAGCGCAACGCCCTGCCGCGCCGTCACGGCCTGCGTGACGCCATTATCGTTGGTAGACACTGTGTTCTCATCGGACATACGGCTGAGCAGATCCAGCAGATACTCCGTGCCTCCGTTCGGGATGAACAGACTGCGCAGCTCGATCAGCGCAGTTTCTCGGTCACGCCAGCCAGTGCGCATGCCCGGCGCGTCCGCCTGCGCACGATACAGGACATTGCGGGAGAAGTCCGGCAGATACGTCGTCATTACTTCGACCTTGTTATAATCCCGGACATGTACCATGATGGTCGTCCCAACCTTTGCGATTTCGGTGCGCACCAGCTTGCAGACAGCATCCAGACCGCTGACGCTGACGGAATCGGGACGATCCACATGCGGCGGGATCCGCGTAAGATTGGCGTCGGAATAGGTCGGCCCATCAATTTCGAAGATTTTGGTTTCTTTCAGGCTCACGATTTTGTCGATCATTTCTGCGAACATTGTCATATCCTCCTTCGTTATTCGGCTGCCTGCTGGCTGGCCTGCAGCAGATTCAGAATTTTCGGTGCTTCCTGTTCATGCCCGTCCATGCGCATCTGGCCGGGGAGCTGCGGCACCATTTCGGCAACGACCATTTCCCCATTGCCATCAGTGGTAACGCAAAGCGACGTTGCGACCGGATTGGTCGCCGCGAGCGTGGCCTTGGCAACAACATTCACGCGGATCTGCCGGCGGTCATCGTCCGGTGTCAGCTCGATCGTCAGCGTGATCTTGCGCTTTGCGGTTGCTTTGGTGTTGACGTCAAGGATGTTGTCAACACAGCGCTGCATCTCATAGTCCACGCGCTCCTGGAATGCACCCTGCGCCATCTGCAGGATGCTCGCTCTTTGGGTTTCTCGATTCATGGTTGTCCTCCTTTGTTTTTTACATAGCCACCGCATCAGCGAGTGCAGCCATCGTCTCAATTTTCCCGGGCATGGCATACTCCGGTAGGTTCGCTGCCACAACGGCCGCAGCCATCGGCGGGCAGACGGCATTGCCGCATCTGGCTACTTGCTGTGTCTTCGGGTATGGCTTTCCGTCCGCATCATGGTCGATGATGTAATCCGGCGGAAAGCCCATGGCGTTGTACAGCTCCCGAGGCGACAGCATCCGCAAGCCGATATCCGCGATATAGTACAGCACACCGCCGATTGACAGGAGCAGCAGGTCATCCGTGCCCAGTGCGTAGCCACAGTACCGGTTCAGCAGATCGCGGATCTGCGGCCAATGGTGCAGCCGCTCGGATGTGCTGATTTTATAAAGCACTGCCTTGCAGCAGCCAAACACGCCGCCCGCTGTCTGTGTCGGCAGCGGCTCTCCCGCTTTCTCACCGTCCACCCCGCTGTAATACTTGACTACATGTGCAGCAACCACAGCTTCCCGGTCGTGGCTCGTGACCGTATGCATCGGCTCTTGCGCGTCCAACGGCCGGCCGGCACTGTAATACTCCACCAGATTCACGCAGGTAAGGCCGTAACGGTTCGAGGCGTCCACCGTGCAGACGGGCTTATCCAGTCCAGCCGCTCGGGCGCTTTCTGTTTTCTCCGCGTGGTACTGGATCAGTGACGGCGATAGCAGCATCTGCCCTCCGCCTCCGCCTGTACGGACTGTGTTCATTGGTTCGGAGACCGGTGCCCCGACACTGTTGCTGGTGTTCGTCATCGTCAGCGGCGTGAGGACCGGCCGGCAAATGCCACCGGTGTACTTTGCCGTAATCGTTTTACACGGCTCTTGGCTATCCGTGACGTGCCCACCTCCGGAATGGTTACAATCAACGATGAACGGTGCCCCGGATTTGATCGTGAACTTGTCCACGCCGCGAATAATGCGGCGCATGGTGTTGTCCGCCAGCGGCCGGACGGCGGAAATGCCGTACCGCTCGTGGATTTCATCCTTCGTCGAAAAAATCGAAGGGCACGGCAGCGACCAGTCTATGATCTCCGCGGCGCTGCGCCATGGCAGCAGTTTTCCGCTGCGCACTTCCACACTGTCTCGCGGGGCGTGTGTGCGCTCCGGCCAGACGATCGCACGCCCGTCGCAGCGGGCAATCAGCACCAGCCGGCGTCTGGTCGTCGGCGCACCGTAGTCGGCTGCCATCAGCTCGCGCCATTCCACGCTATATCCCAGTGCCCGAAGCTGCCCGATGAACTTTTGAAACGTCGTTCCGGCCAACTTCTTTACCGGCTTTCCTTTGCGCACCGGCCCCCATGTCTTGAACTCTTCGACGTTTTCAAGGATGATGACGCGCGGGCGTACCTTCGCCGCCCAGCGCAGGACGATCCACGCGAGGCCCCGGATTTTGCGGTCAACAAGTGCTGCGCCCTTTGCCTTTGAAAAATGCTTGCAGTCCGGAGAGAACCATGCCAGTGCCACCGGCCGCCCTCGGCAGACCGTCTCCGGATCCACATCCCAGACAGATGCCTGGTAATGCTCCGTGTACGGATGGTTCGCTTCGTGCATCCGGATCGCTGCCGGGTCGTGATTGATAGCCGCATTGACGATTCGCCCCAGCGCCAGCTCAATTCCCGTGGACGCGCCGCCGCCACCGGCAAAGCTGTCAACGATGATCTCGCCGTCAAGTGTCTCCTGTGTGCGCAGCATCATGCATCCTCCCCTGCGCCGAGTGCGAGCTGCCCGGCGGCATACAGCTCGTACACCGTCCGGCCGCGATCATCTGCCATATACGGCAGGAAGATCTGCTGCATCGGCACATCACAGGATTCGATCAGCGCCATTTGCGCCAGCACCCAGTCGCGCACGTTCCGCCACGCGGTCATTTCCGCCTGCTCGCGGTCGGCCTTGATCTTCTGCGCCGCGAACACCCGCAGCGTCCCATCCACGGCCGCCGGCAGGCGGAAGCCACGCGGCCCAACCGGCGTGTCGATCCCAAACGCGATCGCCTGCGGCTTGCCATTATCGTAGTCAATCATGATCTTGGTGGCGCCGTGGCGTGCAAGCGCGCCTTGGATTTCCCCGATGGACGTATATACGTCCACTTTCGTCGTATAGTTTTTGATTGCCATGTGCCCACCTCACTCCGGATCGCCGAGAAACAGGATCACGCCCCGGCGCATCTGCACCCGGTACGGCTCCAGCTCCTCGGCCGTCATGTACTTATGGCCGAAATGCTCCTTCATCCGCCACCAGACTTCCCACGGCACGCGATAGACCGCGCGGCCGCGCAGACACACCAGCACAAAGACCAGTGCGCCCTTCTGGGCGTGCGACTGCATGGCATATGCCTGCTCGTGCGTCACCGCGCTCTGCAGGATGCGGTCTTTGTCCGTGGCCTTGGCTTCAAATACAACGCTGCGGCCGCCGTCGATCGTGCCCTGAAAATCTGGCTGCGCCTGCTTGGTGAAAACCGCCTCGAACGACCAACAGCCGCTCGGATTCTGATGCCGGCCGGAAATGACCTTGATCGGCTCCGGCGTTTTGTCAATCTCCGCGTGACAGATCGACCGGTAATATTCGCACGCGGTGAGGATCTGCGCCTCGAAGCTCTCGCCGAGCGCGTGGCTGATGCTCCCCTGCGCCTGGCGCGCTGGGCTCTTGGTCTCCTCGGCGTGGAAAAACTGCAGCGCCTTTTCATACGCTGCGGGATCCAGCTTGCGCGCCGCCTGTTTCTGATAGCGCGGCGGCAGGCTGTCCATGCTGATACTCATTGTGGATGCTCCTTTCTATGCGGTGTCTTTGATCTCGTAATACTCCTGCCACGGCCAGCCGCTCACTTCGTGCCAGCCGCTCTTATACTCCGACCCATCGTCAAAGCGATAGAGATGCATCCCCCGTCTGGCCTTCGGCTCTTTTCTCCACGTCTCGGCCTTGGTCACCTGATAGCGGATCTCCGGCTTGGCCATGCCGGCGCTGCAGGTATACCGCCGGCGGCGGATGCCCTGCTCGCGGCAGCGGCGCATGGTGGAGCGCGATTCCTTGATGAGGTAGGACGCGAGCTTTGCGTGGGTCTTGCGGTCATCGAGCATCTGGAAGCTGATAGAGCCCGCGCCATTGGTCACCTTTGTCCAGGCGGCGGCGATGATCTGCGCGTCAAAGCGCGGCAGGAGGATGTGATGATGCACGTTCGTCATGTGCTTGGTTTCGAGCACGGCGATGTATTTCAGGCGCTTGCCCTCTTTGGCGTAGGCCTTGCGCAGCTCGCGGAAGAACGCGGCTCTGTCCCGCTCGGCTTGCTCTAATGTGATGGTTTTGCACCAGTAGTGCAGCACCATATGGAAGTCGCCATAATGGTAGTTGCAGTTGATGAGCCAGCGCAGGTGCTCCTCTGCCACGCGCTCGTTGATGCGCTCCTGACGCTTGGAGGTCTCCTTCTCGGATGATCGCTTGCGCGGCTTGACTTCCTTGCTGTGCACACGGGATGAATACATTTTGCGGTGCTCGACCGTTTCCCCGCACACGACGGTGCGATGTACATACGGCATGATTGCCTCCCTGTCTGTCTCCGGTCGAGTTAGTAATTGGTCTTACCGAAGCTGAAAACGCCTTGCGGCGTCAGCGTTTTTCGGCTTGCAGGGCGGGCAACTGTATGCTATAATATATATGGTGTAGCGCGCCCTGCGCTATTGGGTTTTCACCGCCTGCGGGTTTGACGATCTTCGCAGGCGGTGTCTTTTTATGTCTCCGGCGGCGCCCACATGACGCGCGCCCCGTGGACGACTTCCTGCCATGGGACGCCCCACAGCTCCGCCGCGCACTGGATTGCCGCGAACGGCGATGCGCACGGTACGACCACGGCCTTGTGCCCCGGGAGCGCCACCCGCGCGCGGCCATGCGCTGCCCAGCGGTCATTCCGGCATCGCATGGCCAGCTCTGCCGGTGACATATATACGACCTCCGGACGTCTCATGCGACGCCGAGGACAGAGAAGATAAGGTGGAACACCCACCCGGCGAGCGCAATACTGGCGATGAAGGACGCGCAGACGATGCCGTCCTCGACGCCCCACACGATGTAGCGGCGCACCTTCGCCTTGGCGCGCGGATCTCCGAACACCTTCATTCGTCGTCACCGCCTTCTGCCGTGCGGTACAGCATCTGCATGTTGTTCGCGCAGATATTGCACACCAGCATGCCGTGGATGTAGCGGATGCCGTTCACGCTGCCGCAGAACGCGCAACCAGGCGCGTACTTGCGCAAGATGATGCCTTTCCCGTCCGTGTAGATCTCGACAGGGTCTTTCTCCTGGAGATCGAGCGTCCGGCGCAGCTCCCTCGGGAGCGTGATGCGGCCGAGCTCATCGACCTTTCTGACGATTCCTGTTGCTTTCATTGGTTTCTCCTTTCTCATTACTGATATTTGATCGCTGCGCGCAGGGTGTCGATGGGGATATCCAACCCCCGCCCGAGCGCGAGCAGGTCGTTAATGGTCATGCCGCCGATGTTCTGCAGCCGGTTCGCCGCCGTCTGGCGGCAGCAGCCGATCAGGGTCTCCGGCTTGACGCCCTGCACCCGGATCTGACCATAGAGCAGCGTCTGCAGTTGGTCATAGCGGCTGGTGCGCTTCCTCAGTTTTGGCATATGTACCTCTCTCCTTTAAAAAAATGTGCTGATATTGAAAACTTCGGCGCTCTCTGATATACTGCAAATGGAAAACATGGAAATTCTGCGTATGAAAGGATGTACCACTCATGGTAAATGAAGATTGCGCCCGTGATTTGCTGCAATACCTCGACAGTTGTCTTGAAATCAGCAGTACCGGAAAACGTGTCAAGCCCATAAAGCTCAAAAAGGTGCTTCATGAGGAGCCGCTCAGCAATTACACATCCGACGACATTTACAATGCTGCGGAATATCTGGTGAAGCTTGGGCTAGTCAATCTGCCCATCCCGCGCAGCACAGCACTCAAGGGCGGAGCACGTTCATATGTTTTTACAGGTATTTCGGCAAAAGGAACTGAATACTTAAAAGTGACGAGAAATCCAACCACATGGGAAAAACTAAAGTCCCATTTCCCAAGTGTGTTCAACGCTGCCATATCCAGCATTTCCTCCTTCATCCTCCAAGCTGGAATAGAACTGCTGAAGTAAGGAGGGAAAATTCATGGATCACACACTTACCAGAGATGCGAAAAAGGCTCTCGCCACGATCTACAAAGCTTATAAATCGAGGCGCGCAAACGGAGAAGCAAAATCCTCCGCGGTTTATTTCGATACCGAATCGCACGATGCCGCCGCCATCGATGCGGCCGTCTCCGACAGCTTGGCAGAGCTCTCAAACGCGAAATATGTAAAAACGGACATCTGCGGCAATTACACGCTTACCGATTCCGGTATCATATTCATGGAGAATTTGTCCGTCGACACCATAAAGGAATGGCTATCATTCTCCGCCCAGTTCATCCCCTGACGATCCGGCGCAAAAGCGCTCGAAGTCCGCTTCATTTCCGGCGCGAAACCGCTCCACATCAATGCCGGTAATGCTCAGCTCCGCTACACCTTCCTTCACGTCGAGGCGGATGCCGTCAACGCCGACGCCGATCATAACGCCGTCGAGCAGTACCGCGCTCCGCCTTCCGTTGCTCGCGATCATCATTTTCGCCGCTTGGTACATGTCCTCACCTCCAATCGAATAGATTGCGCGCGCCTTACGACGCGCGCTTGCTGTGCTCCAGCGCCATCGCCAGCCCCTCCGTGAAGGCGCAAAGCTGCGCCTTCTGCATCTCGTCCATGCGCTGCATCATGGCCGCCAGCCGCTCGATGGTTTTCCGCTCGTTATTCGTCAGCATTTTCGTCACCTCCTCGCACTTTGCTGCATTGCTTTGCGTTTGATGTAAATCTCTTTGCAATGCCATATTATCACTCCGCAATATCCATGTCAATAAAATTATCTCGTTTTTTCGAAAAAATATTGCAATGTGATATGCCGTGTGGTATATTCATTTCGAAAGGAGGCCTATAATGTGCAAAATCAAATAAAAGAACTGCGCAGCCACGTCGGCCTAAATCAAACCGATTTCGGAGCAAGGATAGGCGTCAGACAGTCAACAATCGCCGGTTGGGAAACTGGGCAGAGAATTCCGCCCGATTCCGCTATCGTCTCCATCTGCCGCGAGTTCCATGTTGACGAACATTGGCTGCGTACCGGTGACGGCAAGATGTTTACGGCGACTACGCGCGACGAAGAGATTATGGACTTCGTTGGCCGAGCGACCATTGGCGCAGGCGACGACTTTAAGCGCCGTTTCCTTCTGGCACTGGCCCGGCTGCCGGAGGAGCGCTGGGCCGACATCGAGGACTTTGCCCGGCAGATCACCGCCGAAAACGCGAAAGAGGAGCAGGATTGATTTCCTGCTCCTCTTTCTTTGCTTTTCTGTTTTTCTTTACGCTGCGCGCAGCAGTGCCAGCGTCAGCCGCAGCTTTTGTTCGCTTGCTTCATCCAGCAGCCGCTCGATCTCGCTCCGTAAGTACGTCCTCCATTCTGTTTCCGTCACAGCTCTCCCTCCCATAGTTCTTCCACAGTCGTTCCCAGCGCCCGCGCGATCCGAATGGCGAGGCGGACGTTTGGAATGCTCTTGCCCCTCTCAACGTCGCACAGCGTGCTTGTCCCACACCCCACCTTTCCGGCCAGCCACCGCAGGCTGACGCCCTTGTATTCTCTATACTCCCGTACATTGTTTTTCATCCTCGCCATAATCCTACCACATTTTTCGGCTGCGTGTTGAAAACGTTCGGTATTCCGAACGTTTTTTGCTAACTTATTGCAATACTGCCCGAAATATGCTATTTTTCAATTATCAGCCGTGTGTCTATGTTGCCACATGACAGAAGGATGATACATAAACAGCTGAAGGAAGAACAGAAACGAGGGATTGATTGTGAAGAACAAGCAAAAGCTTGACGGGCTGCAGTGGATCGGAGTCATATGCTTTTCGTTGGCATTTCCGGTTTTCATGATAGGCGTTATAAACGACACGGTCGGATTCGCTGTGGATGGTATACTTCTTGTCGGCAGCGGCGCTGCTCTTTTTTGGGCGTCTAAGCGAAGAAAAACAAAGATGTACTCAACGGTTCAAGATCTGATTGCAAAAGCGCAGGCGTCTACAGAATTGGCGAACGAGGCTGACGACATCGAAACGTTTTTGTCCTACTATCATTCCATACTGTCCGAAACACATGAATTGATTGCATTTGAAGATCGTGTGCCATTCACTTTGAAACCATCTATTCAGTACGACATTTTCGTCAATAACAAGCAATGGCACACAAGAGATGCTATCGAACGGCATTACAACAGCGTAAAAAAAGCGGCGAAAACAACATACAGAAACAGCCGCAGCCATGTAGAGAGCCTATGCCGCATATTTGCAGATGAAATTGAAAAACACAAAAACGAATTCGATGATGAGACCATGGAATTTGCGATTAAACTACGCAACCAGTTATTTGCGGAATGCGGTGTTATAAACACATATGCAGCTGCTGACGGCACGGTTCGTTGCGAAGGCACGATGTCAGGCATCGACATTTCTGAAACCGACGGTATGGAAGGCCATGAATTTGAAAACTATTGCGCTGACCTGCTGCGAAAAAACGGCTTTGTCAACGTGTCTGTGACGCCTGGTTCTGGAGACCAAGGTGTTGATGTGATTGCCGAAAAAGAAGGCGTGCGCTATGCCGTCCAGTGTAAATGCTATTCTTCCGCGCTGGGGAACACGCCAGTGCAGGAAGTGTGCGCCGGTAAAAGCATGTACAACTGCCATGTTGGTGTTGTGATGACAAATAATTATTTTACCGCCGGTGCAAAGCAACTGGCCGAAAAGAACGGCATCTTGCTGTGGGATCGCGATAAGCTACAGCAGATGATCGACAGCGCGATCAGCGAAGAAAGCGCCGTGTGAGGAGGCGTGGTATACCGCAGTCCCTTTTATCGTACAGAGAAGAAAGAATAGACATTCCGGCCATAAAATGATAGAATTGTCGTAATCCGCCTGTTGGCGAGAATAATGAGAGGAAGAATGTCTATGAAAAAAACATTCGCAAAAAGCCGCCTATTGTCCATCATCGCAACCATGCTTCTGGTCTTGTGCCTGACGGCGTGCGGCAGCCAGAACGGCGGCGACACAAAGGCGCCTGAAGTCGCCACTCCCCCAGATCTGACGGGTGAATGGGTGCAGTCAAACTCGGACTCGAAGGAAAGCTACCAGGCGGCCACCATCAGCGGCGACACGATCGAAATCTACTGGGTCAACACAGACAGCGAGTCCAAGTCCCTATATTGGGCCGGAACGTTCGTTGCTCCGGAAACGCCCGATGAACCCTATACATGGGAATCTGTAAACGACAAGGAGAAAACTGACTCCGCTCTGCTGGCATCCGGCGATGATACCAAGACGTTCACATATGAAAAAGGTGAGATCAGCTACGAGGCATCGGCTCTCGGCACCACCAAAACCGTGCGCCTCGAAAAGGCGAAATAATCACAACCGCCCGGGTGCTGTGCGCCCGGGCGGAATTGAAGGTATTTCGTTTTTGGTAGGGGACACGCATGCAGCCTGAAATCTATAGGGTCATGTACCGTATGGTCCACAAATACGGCTGGAATTGGGGCATCACGCGCGGCCTCATCAATCGCCGGTTCGGCACAAACTACACCGTCAAAGAATTCAAGGAGCTGTTCCGGCGGTATTTCTTGTCTAAGAGAAAATGAAAAAGTGCTTGCGCACAATTAACGGCACAAGCACTCTTTCCACCAAATAAAAATCTCTTCAAAAACAAATAACTCCTAGCCAAATTCCTTACACAGAATTATGGCTAAGCGTATTATATGCACAATGAGCGTAAAAAGTCAACATTTTTATCAGTTAAATTATTGGTATTATACTAAATTTTATGGAGTAACTTATGGAACCATCTATTACTAACGATTTATTTCAATTTGCCTTCTGCGGCACGAAAGATCAGTGGTACAAAAAGCTAGGCAGACTTGCCCAGCTTGCTTTGCCCGAAAAATGGTCTTACCGAAATCCACTGCCCACAGGCCAGAACCAGAAAACCCCTATACTAGAAAATTATATTCTACACACTTTTAAGCGGCTCGCATTTGAGTACGAGCAAGCTAAAACCGACCAAGAGCGAGAAGAAATATTTTCAGTTGTTGGAGACAAGCTCTGTTTTAACACTGGACTGTTTACAACAACATACGAAACGATTTATGCAGCTTTCCAGAAAAATAGAGTTTCAGGGAAAGAGCCATGGTATTTAACGTGCTTTTCTGATACTGGCGACCCTTTTTTCAGAGATTTCTCGCATCTTCCACGTCGCGCACAGTATTTTTCAAAAATCAGCGAGCTAATTTATGATACAAACGCCGAGCTTCGTGTCAACACTGCACACATACTACAAAACGACCGAAATCGCGAACGCCTCCCAGAATCCTTAAAGGATTCCCCGTACCTAACAACTCTATTTAACGGTGCTGTTGAGCTTGCAAAGAAAAAAATCGAAGCAAATTACAAAGCAGCAGTTCCTCAGTTCTACGATAATCAACTCTGCTTTCTGCTTCCTATATGCCTAACAAACATGGATAACGCAGATCTTTCCCTCGCCGTTAGATGGCATGATGGTTACTATACGGGTCACACATGCCTAACCCTCGACATGGCCTATAATAATGCCAGACTAATCGCGTGCCCGAATAGCGAGTGGCTCAAGCCCTGATTCCACTATGGTGCATTGCGCCATGATGAAAATCAGATTCCGTATAGCAAGGAGGAATACCATGAAAGTCCCCGAGCCGCGAAAATTGAAAAGTGGAACATGGTTTATCCAGATGCGGCTCGGCGGCGAGAGCATACCGGTATCCGCCCCGACGCGGACGGAGTGCATCAAACAGGCGGAAAAAATCAAAGCCGACTACCGCAACGGGCAGCGCCTCCCCTGCAAGAGCACGCAAACGCTGGAGCAGTGTGTGACGGCGTACATCGACGCCAAGCGCGGCGTGCTGTCGCCGTCAACGATACGAGAGTACAAATCCATGGCGCGGAATCGGTTCACCGCGCAAATGAAAAAACCAGTCCGTGAGATCACGAACTGGCAGGCGATTGTGAGCGCCGAGGCAAAAAGCGTGAAACCGAAGACGCTGAAAAATGCGTGGATGATGGTGGCGGCCGCGCTGAAATTCGGCGGGTACGACGTGCCCAAGGTAACGCTGCCGCAAGTGCCGCCGAACGAACGCCAATGGCTCGACCCAGAGCAAATCAGGGTATTCGTGGCGGACGTTGCAAACGAGCCGTTTGCCATTCCCGCGCTGCTGGCGCTGCACGGCCTCCGCCGATCGGAGATCATGGCGGTTAACTGGTCGGACATAGACCTGACCGCAAAGACGATCCGCGTATCCGGCGCGGTCGTCATCGGCGAGGATCAGCGGCCGCAGCAAAAGGCGACCAACAAAAATCGTTCTTCCACGCGCACGATCCCTATCATGATACCGGAGCTGCTGGCCGCGCTGGAGGCCGTCGAGGACAAGTCCGGGCCGGTCGTGCGCTGTAACCCGAACACGATTTACCACCAGATCAACCGCGTGTGCGCGCGCAATGGGCTGCCGCAGGTCGGAACGCACGGGCTTCGACACAGCTTCGCGTCTCTTGGATATCACCTCGGCGTGCCGGAGCTGGAGATGATGCAGCTCGGCGGATGGGCAGACAACCAGACCATGATACGCATTTATACGCACATCGCAAACGCAGACCGGGTCAAGGCGGAAAACGCTATGGCCGGATTTTTTGTGCAAAATGCTAACGAAAATGCTAACTCCAAGCAAAAAACGTAG